CGAGCCTACAAGGCCAAGATACGGCAAGGGCTATGAACAGGTTTTTGGAACAGCTACCGCCCGATGCCCTTGAGGAATGTTTAGCCAACGACCCCGTGTATCAAAATATTGGCTACCGTTCCTTTGTGAGTAAGAGCAAAGGGTGGCGGAACGGTAAGAAACGGGTGCGGCGGCATTGGAAAGAAGTGGAATTGATACGATACCAAACTGGCTGGCACAGGCCGCTACGTTCCAGGTGGGTGACGACGAGCTATACCTGTACGTGCGGGATTGGTGCGGGCCGGACGCTGGCACCCAGCACCCAAGAGGGGTATTTTAAGGGAGGGAACCAAGATGAAAGAAACACCGATTGACAGAACATCCTGCTATATGAAGAATATTAGATTGTTAAGAGGGCAAATTGCGAAAGTGGATGATGCTGATTTTGAGTGGCTCTCAGACTTCAAATGGTATCAATCCAATGGAAATATCTCATCTGTTTGCAACGGTAAAAGAATGACTGCGGGAGGTTACAAATGGCAATACACGAACGACCGATTTTAATGTCAACAGATATGGTCAAGGCTATCCTTGAGGGTAGAAAGACCATGACCAGAAGGGTGATGAAGCCACAGCCAGATAATGAGCTAACAATGTATTCTCTGAATGGTGCTATTAACTGGAGAGATGAGTTATTGAACCTTGACGAGTATCCATATGGCAATTATACTGGTTGCCCCTATGGTCAGGTAGGGGATAGGCTCTGGGTGAGGGAGACTTGGGATGATATGGTGTGTCTTGCTTCTACTGAGAAAGGTAAAGGTAAAGGTGAATCTAACCCCTTGTATAAAGCTAGTGCAGATAGTACAGAGTTGAAGATAATGCAAGGACACTGGAAGCCCTCAATCTTCATGCCCCGCTGGGCTTCACGGATAACCCTTGAGATTACAGGGGTCAGAGTGGAGAGGTTGCAGGAGATAGACAGTTGGGATTGTATTTATGAAGGTATCCACCAAAAATTCTTCAACCCTCAGTACAATATCGTGACGGATAAGCCCAATAGCAAGTTGATACTTGACTTTCACACACTCTGGGACAGCATCAATGCCAAGCTTGGGTTCGGATGGGACACTAATTGCTTTGTTTGGGTAATAGAATTCAAGTGAGTTTAGAAGAAGCCAGGCAATACACACAGTCTCTAAGGTCCCGGGCAGTGGAAATCTTCCTGAGACGCAAAAGGGTGATAAAGAACACGGCATTATATCTTAAGCCAGCAGAGCAGGGGAGGTTGATTTGAGGAAATACCAGATAATATATGCTGACCCGCCGTGGCCTGTTGAGAAAATAATCCGCAAGGCAAGACCTAACCAAGTGGAAATGGATTATCCGACTATGAGTTTGATTGATATAAGAAATCTAGGTATTGGTTTGCGGGCTTTTATGGATGACAACTGTAAATTATTCCTTTGGACTACTCATAAATACCTTCCTAGTGCCTTCGGGGTGATGGATGCGTGGGGATTTAACTACCAAAGGACAATAACGTGGGATAAGCAAAATGGGATGTGCTTGTTTGGCTTCCACCATAGAACAGAATTTCTACTTTTCGGTTATCGTGGCAGAATAGAAATGTACCCAAAACGTAAGGCATTTCCCACGATTGTATTCGCAAAGTCACCACGTCATTCAGAAAAACCACAGATATTCAGAGACTTAATTTCACCCTTTGGAAATCTACGTATAGAACTCTTCGCCCGTAAGAAGGTTGAAGGTTGGGATTGCTGGGGCAATGAAGTAGAGAGCGATATAGAGCTATGAGCAACATGACCAGACACCAGCTCACATGGTGGGTAAGCATTGAATTGGAAGTTGTACTCAAAGGTATGTTCTCTAACTTTGAGGCTTTAGCTTATTTACAAGGGAGGTTGATTTGATTAAACCTTATTATTCCGATGAATGGGTAACTATCTATCACGGGGATAATCGTGAGTTGCTTCCCGAGATTAGCGGGGATTTATTGGCCACGGACCCGCCATATAATGTGGGAATAGATTATGGGGTTTATACTGATAAACTTACCACAAAGGATTATCACTCTCTTATTAAATGGCTCGTTCACTACGCCAAAACTTCTGTCGGTGGGAATATGGCTTTAGTTCTAGGCAGTAAGTTGGTTTTGGATTGGTGGCAATTTATCCCTGAAGCCAAACTTGTAATTGTAAAAATGGGAGCTGTTTCTAACAACAAAATCAAGGGTTTGCATCTCCAGTATCATCCACTACTCACTACAGTAAAGAGTAATAAGTATATGTCTGACCTTTGGGAAGATATACGATGGCCCGGGGAAGGTTATTACTTTAATGAAGATAGATATGGGCACCCCGCTATGACGCCAGAGAAACTAGCAAGGCGTATGGTTAGTATCTTTAGTAAGGCGGGGCAAACTATTGTAGACCCGTATTTAGGCATTGGCACTTTCGCTGTAGCGTCAAAGGTATTAAACCGCAAATGCATCGGCATAGAGATAGAGGAAAAATATTGCGAGATAGCCGCCAAGAGGTGTAGCCAGCAGGTATTTGACTTCAGAGAGGTAAGTAGAACATGACCAGACACCATCAGAGCTATAAAGGCACATGGTGTCCTTATAAGAAGAACTTGTTTTGCCAGGAGGGATTCTGCAATAACTGCTGGATATATTTACAGAGTGCAAATAGCGAGGAGGTAGCAAATAGAAATGCCACAACCAAGAATTAGTCTTAAGAATATTGTAGGCCAGGGGTGGACATATTGCCCCAGGTGCAACCAAGAAACCCTGGTGCCCGACGGTGCTGGTGGCTGGCATTGCCCTATCTGTGACATTAAAATGGCCATCACCCCACCAGTACCACAGGTTGAAATACTACTGTGGAGTGAAGCACTAAACCAGGAGGAGACAGAGAGGGAATTTCAATACATACGGGGAAGTGTTATGGCCCACGCCGCCGAGCAAGCCAAACGAGTGCCGCCCAAGCTGTGCAAGCGGGTGCGAGCGTGCCTTTCACTGTTAACAGCCCTGGCGTGGCTGTTCGGGTGCAAACCCATAGCCGTGGTAGATAAAAAACATAAGGAGGCGACAAAGTGAGTGAGAAAACAGCTAAAGCCGCGAGGAAATCCCTGGGCCCAAAGCCCGAGGACGATATGGTACGGTTCAAATGTGTGTTCCCACCGTGTACTAATATGATAATGGTTAAAGCACCCGCCCCTGGTGTAACATCGGGAAGCCCCCAACACCTGTCAACCCTTGGCGGCATCCCGATGTGCCTCAAGCACGCCGGTATGCTGGAGTTTCACATTTGGGCTACTACGAGTATCAAGTTTGAGCCACAGCGAACGGCCAGCGGTTTGGTGTTGCCTGGCAACGAGAAGTATGCTACCACCCTCAAACAGGGGGTGCCAAGATGAGCATTGAGCCGATAGTATTTTGGTTAGTAGTCGGCCTGGCCTTGTTAACTGGCTTTGGAATAGGCTGGATAATACGGACAGGCTGGCAGTAGGAGGGAACCGTGATATATATTAACGCACCAATATGGAACGGTGGCAAACGGTGTGTGGGCATTGCCGAGTACCGCATACACCCAAGCCAAGCCCTTACCACGTTTGAGGTACTTTATAAGAACAAGGCGGGCGAACGCATCTACCCGCAACCGTTCCGCATCCGCACCGATACGCTATTGGCAGGCCCCGACACAGAGGGTGAGTGGTGGTGTGACCTTGAGGATTGTGCCGCTGGCTGATTGTGAGGAGGTAGTTCAATGAAACTATGGCAGATACTAATAAGGACTAGCACGATAGCTTGTGTGCTTGCCCTGCTCTGGCACTTCTCAAACACCGTCAGATACGGAACATACCTTGTAGCAGAACCGTCCCCGCTTATTCTATGGGGTGAGGTAGCCTTGCTGGCATTCATTCTCGTAGTGGCAACGGCAAATCTAATAAGGGATTTGAGGAGGTAAGCCAGTGAGTTTTCTACAGTGGTTATTCATAATGACACTACTGATAATAAGTGCTACATGGGAATTGATAAGGAGGGATAGATGATGAAGTTTTATGAAGGAGAAATCAAAAGGTGGAAGTTTTATCCCATAGCTTTGTCGCATAAACAGATAGCCCGTTATTTTCGGAAGGAATGGTCTTGGTTGGGACGTTTACTAAATGATATTGAGCATAAGTGGATATACTTCAAGAGATTGATAAGGAGGGAATAGAGAAATGAAACTGTTTATCTTTATAATCGTAGCTGTGATGCTTATGGTGGCCTATCCCGTGGGTGAGTTAACCAGGTGCATAGTGGAATACAACATACAGCCCTTACTCCAAGCACAGAGTACAGGGGCGTCCATATATTGGTTAAGCCCGTGGCCCGAGCTGCCAGCCCTTGACGTGTTCTACATGGAACTGGTACTAATATGGGGCGGCTATATTTGCATACCGTTCGTGCTGTGGGGTGCCTTTAACCTGGCACGGGCTGAACGGAGTTGTAATGGCTAAACGTGACCCGCTGGACACGCTATTTAGTGAGTTCATAAGGCGGCGGGCCCTAGCCAGGGTGGGCGGGTGCGAACGGTGTCTATCGGCTAAGTACGACAGCACCAGGGAGAATGGTTCCACCCGCCCCGCCTATATGTCGTTGCAATGCTCTCACTTTATTGGCCGGACAACTAAAGTGGTGCGGTGGGATGAGGACAACGCCGCTGGACTTTGTGGCGGGTGCCACACTTACCTGGAGCATCACCCTGACGAGCACCAGGGCTGGTTCTTAGCTCACCTGGGCCAAGATGCTTACGACGAGTTGCAAGCCCGACGGCGGGTGCACCACAGGCCCGACCGTGCGGCCCTGGGTATTTACTACAAGGTGCAATTAACGTTATTAAAGGAGAATTTATGACTTGTATAATAGGACTACTAGATAGTGGCAATGTCTACATAGGTGGTGATAGTGCTGGTGTCAGACGACCATTCGTTGTGAAGTGTTTGGCAGGTAAAGATGCCGTATAAGGAGGGTGCCAATGCTTGATTATTGCAAGCCCAGCGATATAAGAATGTGGCCCGAGCACGTGACCTGGGCCATTGAGCACTTGCGGGAACTTGAGGAGGGCCGCTGGCCACGTGACAACAGGGAAACGGGCTACGTTGGTGGCCCTGGGGCGAGTGTGTCCCATACGGCCTACTTTGTGACAGCCGTTTGCTTGTCGGCAGAAATCAAATACCGCCTGGAACGGTGCAACGTCAACAGCCAAGATGGTAAGCTGACGGTGAAATGCCTGGCTGACGACTGGGATGCCCAAACCTTGGCCGACCTAATGAAAACCAATGTTGAAAACATTGACCGACGCATTAAGCGTGTGGTGCTGTATTGTTCGGGCCAGCGGCGGCGGCGGCTTACCTATGCCGAGTTCAACAGGCGGCACGGCATCAAGGAACATTACCAAAAAGTTAAGCGTGCGTGATGGTATGAAAACACCACACTGTGCAAATAATCTTGTAGGCGTGAACCACCCAGGGCTTGACAACACTTTATGCCTGTGATACCATCCTTGCAATGGGCGGCTCTGTGCCCAGCATCCAGATGGTTCCCTCCAAATGGATAGGGGGCCACTCGTTACAAACGAGTGGCCCCAGACTTTCACCCCGCTTTGTGCGGGTTTTTTTATGCCCAAAAACGTACACAACGCAAAGAGGTGACGCCGTGCAACCAAACGTGGAGAATTGCCTATATAGCGAACTGGTGGAACCCCACAAACTGATACCGAACCCACGGAACCCAAACAAACACCCTGACGAGCAAATACGCTTGCTGGCTAAAGTGATAGACTTTACGGGCTGGCGGCACGCCATAGTGGTGAGTAAGAGAAGCGGTTTTATCGTGGAGGGCCACGCCAGGTTACAGGCGGCACAGTTATGGGGTTATGATGTGGTGCCAGTGCACTACCAGGATTGGGAAAACGAAGCCAGGGAATGGGCCGACATGCTGGCCGACAACCGCCTGGCAGAACTGGCCGAGATTGACAGAACCGTTCTGAAAGACCTGATTGAGGAACTTGACACGGGTGCGGTTGATATGGAAATGACGGGCTTTACCGACCAGGCCATTGAGGACTTAATGACCGAGTTCCACGTGCAGGAGGAAGGGATTAACCGATGATGATGCCGTACCAGAGGCCACAGAATCGATATCCAGGCGGGGTGACTTGTGGAGTCTAGGGAATCATCGGCTATTATGCGGTGACGCAACTGTCATAACGGATGTGGAGAGGCTGATGGCGGGAGAGAAGGCGGATATGGTGTTCACCGACCCGCCTTATAATGTGAATTATATCCCAGAGGAAAGACCAATCGGGGGCAGAGCTCGCTCTGTCCATAAGCTAGGTGGATTAAAGAACGATATAGATTTTAATTATTCTGACTTTTTATCTATAATGCCTTCGTTTTGCAAAGGGGCTTTTTATGTGTGTTCCAGAACACACATGTGGCCTGAATTGGCAGAGTGGGTTAGGAATGCTACGGGGAGAGAAGAAACCTGTATTGTCTGGGCAAAAAATAATCACTCTATAGGCAGGAGAGATTACCATCGAAAGCATGAATTTATAGCCTATGGTTGGTTCCATGGTAAGTATTGGGATGGAGACAGAACTGATACAGACTTATGGAATATAGATAGAGATTTTGGTGGTGATTATCAGCACCCTACCCAAAAACCAGTGGTGTTGGCAGAAAGGGCAATTAAGCACTCTACCCCCTTGAATGGTAGGGTGCTCGACCTCTTCGGTGGCTCTGGCTCCACTCTAATAGCTTGTGAGAAGCTAGGGCGCCGCTGCTACATGATGGAAATAGACGAGCATTACTGCGATGTGATCATTAAACGCTGGCAACAGTTTACAGGGAAAGAGGCGGTGCTGATAGATGGCCAACAAACCAGTAGACAAACCAAGTAGAGCACCGACAGCCTTAACGTACCGCCGCCGAGCTTTGGTGGGCCAGTTATGGCTACGTGGTTATACCGAACGGCAGATAGCCGAAATGATACGTACGGAGTCCGTACGGCCTGGTAGCGAAATACACGGGTGCGAGAAAACCAACCACATCACCGTGCACTACGACGTGGCCGCCAACCGCCAACGCTGGCTAGAGCAAATGAACGAACCTACCGACACCAAGCGTTCTGACCAGGTGGCCCGTTTGCTGGACATACAGCACCAAGCGTGGGCAGACTTCACCAACCTGGCAAGGGGCAACGCCTACGCCAGGGCCAGCTACTTACGCATAGCCCTTGAGGCCGAGGAGAAGCTAGCCAAAATATTGGGCACCCTGGCCCCAACTAAGATTACAGACGGTGAAGGTGGTCCCCTGGTGCCGCCGATTGTTGAATATCACTTTGCCGATGGAACCGTTACAAAGCCGCCACGCAATGGGCATAAAGAGGTAGTGTTATCCAGTGACCACGATGGTAATGGAAGCAAGCCCGACACGGGTTAAGCATTACCCGTTCAAGGGGCAAGGCGATTTACTTCAAGACGAAAGGGCCCGCACTCTGGCGGCTATTGCGGGTACTGGCGGCGGCAAAACCCAGCTAGGCTACTGGTGGTTGCATGTGAGGATGCGGCAAAACCCAGGCTACGGCTGGCTGGTGGCCGAACCGACCTTTAATATGCTAGCCAAGATTATACTTAACAGCACAGACCCCAACCGCCCCGACCTTATCACCTGGTTACGCCAGGTGGGCTTCCACCCTAACTACAAGGCCGTGGACAAGATTATAGAAACCGACTTTGGCAAGATACTACTGGCTAGTGCAGACAACCCCGACAGTATGCAAGGGGCCGCCGTTAAGGGTGCGTGGCTTGACGAGGGCGGCTTAATGAGCCTTATAGCCCACCAAACGGCCCTACAACGGGTTAGCTTGATGGATGGCCAGGAATTGATAACCACCACGCCCTATAATCGGGGCTGGCTAAAGACCGAGGTGGCCGACAAGGCCGACGGCGACTACATACACGTTGAGAAATGGAGTAGTATAGAAAACCCAGCGTTCCCGAGGCACGTGTACGAGGAAATGCGGGCGGGTCCCAACGCAATGCAACCGCACCGCTTCCGCATGATGTACGACGCTGACTTTGAACGGCCCAGCGGCATGATATACGGGTGCTTTAACGCCGACAAGTGCGTTATAGAACCGTTCCAAATACCAAAGTCATGGCCCCGCTATGTTGGCATTGACTACGGCCCCGTACATACCGCCGTGCTGTGGTATGCCAAGAACCCTACGAGATACAAGACCTGGCCAGCGGGTACCTGGTTCGCCTACCGTGAGTACCTTGAGGGCAACAAAAGCATTGGCCAGCACGTGAAAGACCTTAACCTGTTAAGCAAGGGTGAGGACATACAACGCAAAGTGGGGAGTGCCGTAGCGGCTGAACGCCAGTGGCGGCGGGAATACAGCGAAAAGGGTTTCTACATACAAGAGTGCAAAGTGAGCCTGGTTGAGGTGGGCATTGACAGGGTGTACGGGTTGCACCAGGCTGACAGTATAGTATATTTCAATAACATGGTGCATACCCTGGCACAAAAAGAAGATTACAGCCGTAAGCTGGATGCGAACCAGCAACCCACCGACGACATAGAGGACAAGGCCAGCTACCATTTTATGGATGCGGAACGCTACGTGATAGCAAGCGGCACCAGCCGAGCACCGATATTTGAGGCGTGATTTATGGCATTTAGTATAAAGAACTGGTTTAAGGGTATTAACTACCGTCTTGGTGGTACGGCAATAAGCACAATGGAAGTACCGCCTGGGTGGAGTTACCAGCAATACCTTAAAATCTACGGCGAAGTGGGCTGGTTATTTGCGGCCAACAACCTAATAAGCGAAAGCGTGGCCGACGTTCAGTGGCGGCTTTACGAGAAAGACGGCAATGTCCGTGGCGACTTGGTGGAAAACCACCCGCTAACTGATATGTTGTCTTACGTCAACCCGTTCCAAACCAAATACCAGTTTATACAGCTAATACAGCTATACATAGGATTGGTGGGAGAGGCATTTATTGTGCTGAACTTTAACCGTTTGGGCGTACCCGCTGAAATGTGGCTGGCCCCTCCGCAATTTATGTATATCATACCCAGCCTTGAAACCTACATAAGCCACTACGAGTACCGCCCTGGCGTGGGTAGGTTACGGCTTGAGGTACCCGAAGTTATCCATATAATGAACCCCGACCCAGCTAATATCTTTCGTGGCAGAGGTACAGCACAAAGCATTAGTGTTGACCTTGACAGCGAGAGGCATGCCGCTGGGTATCAAAACCGCTTGTTCTACAATGATGCCACCCCTGGGTTGGTTATTGAGTACCCCGAAATACCCGAAAAGAACGAACGGGACAAAATCCGCACCGAGTGGAACGAAATACACCAGGGATGGCGTAACGCCCGCAAAACGGGGTTCCTGTGGGGTGGGGCAAAGGCCAACACCATAGCAATGACCAACCGTGATATGGACTTTTGGCGGCTACGCAAAATCAGCCGTGACATTATCATAGGGGCCTACCGCATACCGACCAGCATGCTTGGCCTTGAGGGGCCAGGCAGTAGGGCCAGGGTTGAGGCCGACGAACTGGTGTTTAGTAAGTACGTGGTAAAGCCAGCCCTGACCAGGATTAAGGAAGCACTGAACGAACAGCTAGTGCCACTTTATGACGACGGTTTTATGCTTGACTTTGACAACGTGGTGCCTGAAAACAGGGAGGCTACCGTTAATGAGGTAAAAGAACTTTACCCAGCGGGTATTATAACCCGCCAGGAAGCCAGGCTACAACTAGGCTATGATGCCGAACCCAATGCGGGGGAAACATTCGCCCCACCGCCAGCACCCGTGTCAATGGCCGTTAAAGCCCACAGGCACGCAACACTGGTTATCAAGGAATTAAGCGGCGAACAAAAAGAAGCCCTATGGCGTGCTTTTGCCACCCAAGCTGGCGAGGACGAGGAAGCGTTTAAGAAGCTGTTTAAGAAGCTGTGGTTTGAACAGATGGAAGCTGTAATGAAACAGTTCCCAATTACCCAAGACACCATAGACGTTGATGCCGCCGCTACCGCCTGGGAGGATGGTTTTAAGCCCGAGATAACCAGGGTATACGGTCAGTCGTTTGTACTAGCCACTGGTGGCGGGGTAGTTCACCCAGCCCACAGGGCAAAGCAGATAGGGTTTGACGAGGGCGTGCTGAACGAGGCGGCCTTGAATTGGATTTCTACCCGTTCGCTGGAGCTGGCCCAAATGGTGAACGGCACAACCAAAGAGGAGTTAAGAAAGGTGCTGGCCCAGGGCTTTGAGGAGGGCGACAGCATCCCGCAGTTAACCAAACGCATAGGCAAGTATTATGAGAACGGTTACGAACGGCGTGCCAAGATGGTTGCCCGCACCGAGGTTATAGCCGCCAGTAATGAGGGGGCTTTACAAGGTTACGAGGTAGAGGGCATTGAAAAAGTAGAATTCTACCCAGCCGCCGACGCTGACGAGGAGTGTCTAGTGCTGGCTGGTGAATATCCCATAACTGAAACACACGGGATGATACCCGTGCACCCAAACTGTCGGTGCACATTTATTCCGATAGTGGATTAAGGAGGCTATCAATATGGCAATAACAATGTTACGCACTTTGGTATCCGTGGTGGTCAAGGAGATAGGCGACCGCACCCTTGAGTTTGCGGGTTCCACTGAAGATGTGGACAGGATGGGTGACATTATCAAATCCAGCGGGTGGAAGCTGGGCCCGTTCAAGAAAAACCCCGTGTTTATGTGGGTACACGATTACAGCCAGCCGCCAATAGGCCGAGCCCTCAAGGTATGGGTAGACAAGGAAACCAAGAGGCTGATGTTCAACGTTCAATTTGCTGGGCCTGACATTTACCAGTTTGCCGACACCATTTACAAGCTATACCTGGGCGGCTTTTTGCACGCCACCAGTGTGGGCTTTATCCCGCTAAATTGGGAGGGCAAAGACGGCGAGAATGATTTCCCAGCCTGGGAGGGCAACGTCTTTACCAGCCAGGAATTGCTTGAGCTATCATCGGTGCCAGTACCCGCCAACGCTAACGCCCTGATGTCGGCCCGTGACAGCGGCCTTATTACTGTTAAGGAGTTTGATGCCGTTGTAAGGGCTGATGTATTACGGGTTGAGAATTTAGATGTGGCCTTGCAACAGATAAAGGCAGAGGGTAAAGACCCGTTTTATACTGGTGGTGCCATTAAGCTAAGCGAGCCCGAACCCACCAAACGGGCCGTAAGTATCGCTGCGGCACAGGATGGTCAACACGACGACCACACCATACAGACGCTAGTGGTTGACGAGGAAGCCGCAACGACATACGAATGTGAGTGCGTGGACTGCGGCCACAAAGTGGAAACTGAAAAGCATTGTGCCGATATTGAATGCCCAAAATGTGGCGGAAAGATGCGGCGGGCTGAACGCCCAGGGCCAGGCAAGGAAGCCCTACCTAGAACCGTTCCACAAGAACAATTGATTGACGACGTGGAATACCTGGCCAAAGTTATTGAGGAGAACGGCCTATCAGCCAAAGCCTGGCCAAAGGCCCTGGGCCTGGCGGCTGACATAATAAAGCGTTATACGGGTAACGACATACCCGACGAGATATTAACCAAAGTCGGGGCGGTGCTGAATGCCAAGAACAAGGGGCGGCTGACACAGATACAAGAGCTTGCCCAGGCCGTTTTGGACAGTGCCCAGGCCGCCGACGAGGGCGACAAACACCTGGCAGAACCAACCGTGCCAGCCCCTAGCCCTGAAACCTTGCAAAAGGAACGGGCCCAGGAAGTGGCCGAGGTGGCCCAGGCAGTTATCGCTCTGCTAAAAGGCAAAAGAACACCAAAATAAACGGAGGAATAAACAATATGCCTATGAGCATAGAGGACAAAAAGGAAATAGCCGAGGTGGTTGCCGCTGGTATTAAGGAAAGCGGCGTGCTGGATGCCGACCGCAAGTTCACGCCAGGGGCCGAGGGCGAGGAAGTGGCCCCCGAGGTCATAATGGGAGATAGCCCCGAGGACAAAATATTTGCCGACCCTAAAGGCGGGTTCCGTGACCACGGTGAACTCGTCTGTGCCATAGCTGGCAAGGGAACCAAGTTTTACGGCAACACCCACTTTGCGAAACTCAAGGCGTGGCACAGTGCCGTGAATAAGATTGCGGGCACAATGAACGAGGGCGACATGGCCCAGGGCGGCTACCTGGTGCCCGTGGAGTTCCGTGACCAGCTTTTGATTACCGCCCTTGAAGCTTCCATCGTGAAGCAACGGGCCACCACGATACCGATGGCGACCAACCGCATCAACATTCCGGCGGTTGTTGACAGCGACCATTCCACCAACTTTTTCGGTGGCATTCTTCCGGCCAAAACCGCAGAGCACGGAAGCAAAGGCGTAACCAAGCCGTTACTGGCCCAGGTGAGCTTGACGCTTCACAAGCTGACGGGCATGGTGTATGTCACCGACGAACTGTTGGAGGACAGCCCCATATCCATCCCGCCCTTGCTGGACGCTATGTTCGGCGGGGCAATCGCCTTTGAGGAAGATGACGCCTACTTACAGGGCACAGGGGTGAACATGGCCCTGGGTGCCTTTAACGCTGGTAATCCTTGCCTCATTACCCAGGCAATTGAGCCAGCCCAGCCGATCAACACCATCCTGTGGCAAAACATTATCAATATGTGGAGCCGCTTGCACCCGCCCAGCATGAAAAATGCCGTGTGGGTAGCGAATAACGAGTGTTTCCCGCAACTGGCCAGCATGGCTATGGCCGTTGGTGCGGGTGGCGTACCCGTGTGGATGCCAGGCAACGGCGTTGCGGGTGCCCCGTTCGGCACACTGATGGGCCGACCCCTTTTCCTGTCAGAGAAAATGCAGGGCCTTACCACCGCTGGCGACATTGGCCTGGGCGACTTCTCCCAATACCTGGTGGCACAGAAATCGGGCGGTGGATTGCAGACGGCCACCAGCATGCACTACCACTTCAACTATGACGAGCAGACGTTCCGCTTCGTTCTCCGTTATGACGGCCAGCCCTGGTGGTTGTCCGATCTGACCCCGAAACGTGGCACGGCAACCTTGAGTCCGTTCGTTATCCTGGCGGCCCGACCGTAGACCTACACGGGGCTGGGCCCCGTAAGTGAACATAACGAATAACAGTGAGGTAAGGAAATGCAATTAGCACAAGTAGCTAAAATTGTTGGCTGTGTCGCACCCATAGATAACGGTGGTGTGGCCCGCCTGGGGTGTCACGTCAATTTCAGCAAGTTTGAACACGTGACCTGGATAATCTACACGGGAGTCACAGGGAATACCAGTGTCCTAACAATGCTGGCCGGAACTGATGCCCTGGGGACTGGTGGTGTGGCTATGGGCTTCTCCTATTACCTGTCAACTGGCGGTGCTCCGCTGGTAGCAGAGGTGGCTAGTGCCCTTGTGACCGTTGGTGCTGGTGGATATACTATTGCGGCTACTGACGACGACGAGGTACTGGTAGTGGAAATGGACGCCTCGGAGTTAGTCGCCCCTCTCACGAACTACTACGTGGGGCCGAACTTGGGAGCCGCCGCCGCCGCACTTCAGAGTGCCGTTGCGATATGCTTCTGGCCACGCTACGCTTGCAACCCCGCCAATATGCCCAGTGCTATCGTAGCCTAGAGGTAGAGCGTGGAGAGTGACGAAGTAAAGCGAAAAAAGAGGGAAGCCAGGGCCCGTAAAAAGGCCCTGGCAATTCCCACCAGGGATACAATGCTAAAAACACCGCCTGTTTGCAAGGCGGGAGGAGGCAAACGATGGTAACAGGAGCAGGGGCTGGCTTCGTGCCAGGCCGACAGTTACTAAATATTAACCAGGGCATCCCCGTATTTCGCCCAGCGACCACATTGCCGCAGACAACCGCCTTTGCCATTTTCAATATCGTAGGCGGGCGGGTACTAATGACGGGTATAGCTGGCCGGATTACCGTTATCTTGGGTGCTGTGGGGAATATGGGGTTAGAGGAAAACCCCACCGCTGGTACCACGGAACTAATCTGTGCGGTTGTAGCCGCTGGAACTTATGCGGCTGGCGATATGGTGGGCATAACTGGTGTTGCGGCAACAGCAATGCAACCCGCCGCTACTGGCGGTATTCCCGCTATGACTACCAGGGGCGTTGTCCTACGGGTAGGCGTCTTGGATTGGCGGTTATCGGGAAGTAGCACGGGTGAAATAGAGTGGAGAGTGACCTATATCCCCATTGACGACGGGGCCTATATGACCGTGGCGTAAAAATAAACCGCCCGTAAGGGCAAGGGAGGTGTGGTATGACAATGCCACCCAACTATATGCACGGCTTGGGGCTTCGTATGCAGAAGCTAGGTTACAAAGTAGAACGTGCTACTGCTACTTTGCCCCAAACAACGTCGGCCCCGATATTCACTATCAATACGGGGCTGGTTAAAATGACCCTCATAATAGGCTACATAACCACGGTGCTTGGTGCCGTTGGCAATATGAGCCTGGAAGAAAACCCTACTGTGGGCACGCTGGAAACCATTTGTGCCGTGGTTGCGGCTGGCACGTATGCCCAAGACGACCATGTTGGCATTAGCGGTGTCCCAGCGGCCGCAATGTTACCCGCCGCCACGGGCGGCATACCTGGCATGACTACCGACGGCGTAGTGCTACGACCTGGAACCCTGGACTTACGGTTATCCGCAAGCTCTACGGGTTCAATACGCTGGACACTGTTCTACATACCCCTGGAAGATGGGGCTGATGTTTCGGCGGCTTAGGTAGCGGCTTGCCCTTTTGGGCAAGACGTCACCTCCTTTTTAAGGTGGGTGGGCTACCACGCCCACCCACCGAACGGAGAGAAATATGGCAGTACAAATGTGTAATCCAGCAATCGTGTGGGAGGGCTTGAGCACAGACGTCAAGCCGACACCCGCCGCAACTTTGCCGATAACGATAGGTAGTATGTTTTACGAAACAGATACCTTCTATCACTATATGTGGAACGGCGTGGCCTGGGTGGGCCCCGTCTTTTGGCTAGAGTTTATGCAACCGTTCGCTGAATATGCAAACGGGTATTGAGGAGGCACTATGGCAGTTCAGATGATGTCAACTATCCAGCGGTGGGAGGGATTAAGTGTAGCGGGCGGTGATACAAAGCCAGCGGCCCCAACTTTTATCGGTTCCACCTATTACGAAACCGACACGGGCCGCACCTACCTTTGGAACGGTGTCGCCTGGGTGATAATGCCCGTGCACATACTTAACGTGCAAGGCGGGGCGTATACGATACAGGACTTAATGGAAGCGTTCCAAGCTATGCCCGACCTGGCCCGAAGCCCGCAAAGCGGTGATACCTTGATGGACGGCACTACTTTAACCCTCTATGAACAGGTGGATATTCACCCGTTCATATTCGGCGGCGGCTACATTGATTGGACAGGGCTGAACGCTGGTGCTGGCGAAGATACCCTGATTCAGGTATCAATCAAGATTGAGGCTGGCGGGGTCTATCGTCTAATCTACGAGGAAACTTTCCTTGCCGCCGCAGTACCCACCCCTGTATGCACGCCGCATCCCAGGGATATTAACACCCAATGCGTGCCCAGGATATTACACAACGTTTATGGCGTTTTAGTGACAGCCGACCAGGCCGCAATAGGCGGCGGCTGGAACACATTGGCCTGTGAATGGTTTGACGCACTAAGAGGAGGGTAATAATGAGTGAACCAGGAAGCGTAGGCAATTTATACCGATACGCTCTCCATAATATACAGACCTTTGCGGGTGGCGGTGGTAGTTCAACTAATATATTCAGAGTTTACGGCGTAGTTGAGCTAAAGTTTATTTACGGAATTGTTGAAACCAATTTGAGTGCTGACGTTGACAACTTGAGCCTTGACGTATTCCCAGCGGGTGGGGCTTTGGTGGCCCTGGCGACCTTGATTGACAGTGCCAGTGCACCAACGGGTAGCGTATTCCTTAAAATGACGGATGCTACCAATGCCCTGGTGCTCAGGAGTGCGGTTGTGCCCTTTATCGCGGAGAACGTAAATTGGCGGGAGCCGTTTGTCAATACCATCATCGGGGCCCAGAGTGACGGCACAGCCACTTACATACGTTGCACCTACTCCGGCGTGGCCACAAGCGGTGCGATTGATTGGCACATTGACTACGAGCCCATGTCTGACGAAGGACTAATTGTAATAGTATAAGGAGGCCGAATATGGCAATTAGCGAAACGACTAAACAGGGGGGGGGCTAAACATAAGCAGTTTGGCAACTGTTAATTAGGGGGGGAAATCAATATGGTAGATAGCGTTGGTAATTTAACGGCTCTCTTCAAAAAAGCATTTTCGGCTACCTATTTATACCCAGCCGATTCCCCCATATTAGTAGTATCGGGAGTTGGGGCTTGGGCTTGGGGTGCTTATACTGCCGATTTCGTTGCGGTCAATGAGATAACAGAAAATTTCATTATAAATGGAGTAGGCTTTGGCACCCCTGACACAAATGGGGATTATACTATTGAATTTTATTATGGTGCCAGCGATACTCTCATTTCTTCTGTTGGTTTCCGCCGAGATGGGCCTTTTGAGACCACTATATACCGCCCGCTGACAACAGATATAATCCCACTTAATTCTAGAATACGTGCCAGAGGTAAGCATTCAGCAGGTGGAGCCGCCGAATGCTATGCAAAAATATATTGTCAAGCAATATAAATAGGAGGCAAAATATGGCTATTAGTGAAACGACCAAACAAGTGGTAGCCCAGCAACGGCAGACGTTACAGGCCAAGTACAAAAAGAACCTCAAGGACATTGAGGGGCTTGAAGCACAGATAGCGGCCATAACGGAGGCTAACATGGTGCTCAAGAAAGACTACGATGCCTTGAAAAAGGACATACCCGACCCAACAGTAACCGCATAAGGAGGGCACTTTGCCTTTAATACAGGATTGTGTATTAGATGTTGCCAGCCAGTATGGCGGGGCCGCCCCTGGCCTGGTGACTACATACGATAAGAGCCGCTATCATAATGATGGGACGCTGACCAACGTTACACCAGTTCAGCTGCCTAGTGGCCTATGGGTTAATTCATTTGCTGGTACTGGGAGTATTAATTGCGGTAACGATGTTAGCCTTGACTTAACAAAAGCTTTGACCTTTATGTTCTGGGCAAAGTTTGATAGTCTGGGAAATGTTGAAATGATGGTAACAAGGGATGATAATGTTAATCGTAATTTTACCTGTGACAAGGAACCGGCAGATAAATTAAGACTTATAATACGGGTTGGTGGTTTGCCTACATCTTCTACGCATCATACAGCAATGGCAACAAATACATGGTATCACTGTGCAGCTACCTACAACAAAGTTACATTAGAAACCTATCTCAATGCAGTGGCGGGAACCGCCCCTGTCGCACAAGCTAACGATGTAGACAACACTAATGTTGCATTGGTGATAGGCCGAAGAAGTGATGGGCTCTTTCCAGTGACAGGTGATATTGCCCTTCTACGTATCTTCAACTACGCTCTATCGCCCGCCCAAATACGGGCCCATTACCACAGCACAAAATGGTTATTCGGGGTGCCACTATGATAATTAACGATTGCGTATTTGAACAGGAACGGGCCTTCGCAGACCCTGGTGCGGGCCCACTGGCTGATGTGTCAAGGTATAGGCGTACTGTAACCGATACCGCTATTACTTACAATCCATTACCAAGCGGCCTGTGGGTGCCTACCTTTAACGGGGCTACTAGCGAGATAGTTATTGGGCAAGGGCCGGAGTACGACCTGCTTACAGGTATGACAATATTAGCTTGGGGTATCTCTACTGTGGCAAGTAATACCCTCGTAGGTAAATATTCCACTGGTGGGGCGAATAGGGCATATGCCTTAAGGGACACTACATTCAGTTGCCAAGACAACGCTGGGGCTTACTCCGCTGGCGATGAAGCCGGTTTTACTTCCCCTGGTTCTGATGGTGTATGGCATTTATTCTGTGGGATATGGCAACTTAACACGAGGCCCCAGGCTTGGTTTGACGGCCTTTACGAGGCACAGTCGGCAGATGTGGTTGTTGACGTGGGAGCCGTGGCATACGATTTGAAGATTGGAACCTCTGACTATTCTGGGTCAGAGGTTTGGGATGGGCAGATAGCTTTAGTAAAAATATTTAACTATGTTCTCTCCGCAGGGCAAGTTCGTAACTACGTGCAGGAAACAGCCTCCCTGGTAGGAAGGTATGACTTATGTTAATACAAGATTGTGCGTTTGAGCCCAGGCGTTACACTGGCCCCATGGTGCCGCCCAATGGCCTTGAGGACATTAGCAAAGGCCGCAAGTCCGACATGGGATTTTTAGGCACCGCACAGTGGGAACGTGAGGTAAGCGGGATATGGTCATTACTGCTGGACGGTAACAGCGACTACGCCATACGGCCCGAAGCTAACTGGCGTGACTACGACGGTGCTGGAACCGTTGCGTGCTGGGTGAAGTCCAGCGTACTTACTGGCGGCCAGACCATATGGGCCACCTCTGACCAGGGCACAGACGTTAACTTTATCCAGTTAAGGCTTGCTCAAACCACAGGCTTTATTGAGGTTGTCCAGCGTGACGGGGGAGCCCTTAACCAAATAACGGGTGACGTGGCTTGCGGCGACGGGATTTATCACCTCTGCGTACTGACAGGCGATACCACCGCTGGGGCTTACGTGCTGTGGGTTGATGATGGTGCGGTAGGGCTGACGGTCACAGCGGGGCTTAACACGGGTAACTGGCATGATGCCGTGTTTGATGTGAGGGATAATATAAGCGTAGGGGCTTGGGTTAACACGGGTGTTGAGCAATACTTTAACGGCAACCTGTGGGGGCCACGTTACTGGCCATACGTCTTTACAGCCGCCCAAAAGTGGGCATTATTTAACAAAGAACGGGGATGGTTTGGGCGATGATTATTAAAGAATGTATCTTTGAACCTAAACGATATTGGAGCCCGTACGGTTCCGCTATCCCGCCGGCAGGCTGGCCCGATACTAGCCGTTTTCACCACGACCTTGACGACATTGTGGCCCCAGCCGAAGCGGATTGGGGCCAACGAGATAGTGGCTTGTGGGAAAAGGTCTTTGACGGCAACGACTATATGGAGGCGGGGAACGCCGACACCCTGGCTATGGACGGTGTGCATGGTGGATTGAACCAGGGCTACACGTTTATGTGCTGGTTTACCGTTACGCACGGTGCGGAAGTATCGCAGATACTACTTGGCCGCTACCAACTTGACGTAGGCGGCTGGGAATTATACTTCTCATTCACTGGCGGCGTTTCCAGTATAACCCAACGCCATCACCACGCTGGCACGATAGTGGATGCCAACCCGCGTTCAGCCTCATATTCGGAGGGTTGGTTACAAGATACGCACTGGCACATGACATTGGTATTTCAGGGGAACGGTACTGACTGTTTGCATTACAGGAACGGCGTGCCCCTGGCGGTTACTTCGTCAACGGGTGGCATACGGGCTATGGAAACTACCGTCCAAGACCTGGTGATGGGGGCCCGTTACACCAAAGATGCGAACTGGCATATCGGCCCCATTAGCCTACCACTGATGTTCAACTACATAATGACACCCGAAGCGATTAACGCAAAATATCAATCCCAACTATATCTATAAGGTGTGTGATGGATTTTAAGGGCCTGGCCAAATGGATAAAGCAAACCAAAGAGGAAACCACCCTAGCCACCACGTGCCCGATAGACGGCTTCCCGCTGGAAACCAACAACAAAACTAAGGGCCCCTGGTGCCCGTTTTGCGGGTGGCCCTGGCCTATAAGGAGGGGCACGGATGCTTAACGCGTACGCTGACGTAACAACATTTAAGAGTGCGGAATACGCCGACATATCATCTAACACCGAACAGGAACGGTTCCGTAAGCTATTGGAAAGTGCCAGCCGTCACCTTGACAGGCAAACCCACCGCACGTTCTTTGCCTGGGAGGGTAAGAAATTATACGACGGCAAGTACGGCAACTTGCTGGTGGAGGATTTGTTAAGCATTGTTACCCTCAAGCTAGACGAGGATGGCGACGGCGTTTACGAGGCCACAATGGCCGCCACCGATTATATCCTTTACCCGCTTAACGAGTACCCAAAGGATAGGCTGGAATTAAGCAACGAGAGCAATTACGGAGGGTTTGCGAACGGCGTGCGGGTGGGTGTTGAGATTGATGGTGTGCACGGCTACGGTGATGGCGATAGTGCCACGCCTTATTTCACCAGCGACCAATTAGTGGTAGATGCCCCGCTTACGGCGGTTGCCGTTGTTCTCACAGTCGCCGCCACAGCCGCTTGGGGGGCTGGCCTGACTTTACGCATTGAAAGTGAACAGCTTTACATTGAGAATATTATAAACGCCACCACGTGCACTGTGGTGCGTGGTGTGAACGGCACCACGGCGGCGTCCCACGTGGCGACCACCCCGATAAGCATTTACGAGGCCCCTGGCCCCATAAGGCAAGCCACCCTGGTGCTGGCAATGCGGGCTTGGAAACGTAAAGATAGTGCGTTTCAGGATGCCGTCGGGAGCCCCGACACGGGCCTGGTGGTGGTTTGGAAAGACCAAGACCCGTTCGTAAAGGGCGTTATTAAAGACTATTTTAGGTATTTATAATGGGCATTGGTTTGACATTAAAGTTCATCGGCGGTAAGAAATTACTAACTGCCCTCAATTCGTCAAAGACGATAGGGAAGCCCCTTGATAATGGTATACGCAAAATAACGCTTTACTATGAGGGTTTGGTTAAGAAGGCTACACCTGTTAAAGAGGGCCGATTAAGGGCCAGTATAACTCACAAGTTTACAGCTCGTAGGGCGACTGTTGGCACCAACGTGAAATACGCCGCCCCTATTGAGTATGGGCACAAGCAACAAGTCGGCAGATTTGTTCCTGCAATAGGGGCACGTTTGGTTGCCCCATTTGTTGAAGCTCGTCACATGGAGGGCGGTAACAAGGTGCTGGGCGAAGGTATGTTCAGTTATGCCTGGGGCCAGTTTAAGGATTGGTTGTCAAAGGGCAAGCATGACATACACGTTGAGATAGACAAGGAGTTTAAGTAGTGAGCATTGAGGCCATTGGCACAGGCATTAAGACTACTATCTTGGCGACAATCGCCACGGGGTTGCGGGTATACGCCAGCAATGAGATACCCGACAGTTTGGAATTGCCTTGTGTGCTGGTTGTGCTAGGCCCTGGCGATTATGCCACCACCTTTGACGGTTCTTACGACCAGGTGTTCAGGCTGATATTGTGCGTGTCAAAACAGGATAGCCCGTCGGCCTTTAATAAGCTGCTGGACTATATTGACCACACGGGGGCCAAGAGTATATTCGCCGCCCTGGATACCGACAGAACGCTTAACGCTACGTGTAGTGCTTCAAAGTGTGCCAGCCATACTGGTGCCGGTAGCACGCTGTGGGGTAATATAGTATATCTCTCAACAGAGTTTCAACTACAAGTTTGGAGTTAATCAAGGAGGCACATAATGGCAAGAGTAGCAGGATACGGTGGTGACTTACTGGCACCTGGGATTATAGCCGGAGTGAGGGAGTGGAGTATTGACTATGTGGCCAATACTGGGGATACCAGCGGCTTTGATGGTGGCCAGCCCAAGACTTTCATAGCTCTGCAAACAGAGTGGAGTGGCTCCTTTAACGGGTTCAAAGATGGAGCCCCGCTGGCTATTGGAACTATCTTGGCGGCCGAGTTCCAAGAAAGTGCTGTGGCTACACAGAAGTGGACGGGTGACATTATCATAACGAATATACGGCCAGCAACCGCCGTGGATGGAATTGTAGCGTATAACTACGACTTCCAGGGCACGGGTGTGTTAGTGGTGCCGACCACATAAAGGAGGTGCCTTATGGCAAGAGTAGCTGGATATGGTGGGAATATATTTGTCGGCACCCAGGTGGTTCAGAATATGGACGTTGCTTGGACAGAACAGGTTGACGTTGACGTTACTTTGACCCTGGACAATACCGACTATAAAGTGGGCACAGGCTCTAACAAGATGGTGCAAGCCGCTGGCTTGGCTGTGGGCGACATAATGGCCTCCGAGGTTATTGCGTTGGCCACGCTGGCCAGCTATACCGTGGGGTATGGCTGGTTTAAGTCAAGCGTGAACATAGCCACGGCTGACGACTACCGAGTGCTTATTGACAATGACGCCCTGTGTGCCACGCCCGAGGTTCAATTATCGGTGCCTATACTGGTGGCCAATGTGTGGAAGTTCTGCATCTTGGTGGTAGCGACTGGTAGTTTTGCGGCGGCCACGTTACCCAAATCTGTGGGCGTGGAACTGCATGCCAACGACCCTGGTGCCGCAACTATGTGGGTTGACGAACTAAGCGTGGCCAAAGAGGTTGTGGGCATTCGTGAGTGGAATTTGGACGTGGCGGCTGGGGTGCAAGATAGTTCTGCCTTTAGTGACGGCCAGAACAAGGTGTTCACCGTTACACAGAAGGAATGGAGTGGTAGCTTCAATGGCTTTAAGGACGGGCCTCCGCTTGCCATTGGCACAGTTGTGGCCATTGAGCTTATGGAGGCTGCAACTGTATTGCCAATCGTACCCACTGCTTCCTGGAGGGGTTCGGCAATCATAACCAACTTGCGGCCAGCAAACAGCGTGGACGGCCTTGTGACTTATAACTACGACTTCCAGGGCATACACGCACTAGAGTGGCCGACCACATAATGAGAGTGTGGGAATATAAGATTTACCTGGCGAGGCACCTGGGTTTACCAATGAATGAATTGGGGCGGGTGCCCGCCTATGACTTCCTGGCAATGGTGCGGGAAGTGGAATACCAGCGGCGGTTGGAGCAATACCCAATCATCTACCGCATGGGCCAACTAATGTGCATTCTGACGAACAATAAGACCACCAAGAACAAGCCTGAACAGCTTGTTGGTGGTGAACCAAAGAGGGAGGCAAGACGAATGACTAAGAATAAGGATACCTACGAAGTGTTGCTGGGTGACGGGGAAACATACACCCTGTCCATATTGAACGCTAATATGATGGAAGCCCTGGAAGATGAGTATGACAAGACTTGGGCCGACCTGTTTAAGGATGCCAGGGTTAAGGTTATTAAGAGTATGCTCTTGCAGATGTTGAAACCCCACTATCCTGACATGAATATGGAACGGGTGGGCAAACTACTGACCACCAAGACCTTACCCGCCATCGTTGTAATTATATCCAGCATGAGTAAGTAAAATGGCAAAGACCGAAGTAGAAGTAGTCATTAAGGGAACGGACAAAGCCAGCGGCGTAATGGGCAAGATTGGCAAGGCCGCTAAGGGCTTGGGTATTGGAGTAGCCGCTATTGGGGCGGCTGCTGTGGGTATGGGTATTGCCAGCGTAAAGAGTTTCGCGGCGGCTGGTGATGAAGTCCAGAAGATGTCTTTACGCACGGGCTTTTCTACCGAGGCATTAAGTGAATTAAAACATGCCGCCGAACTATCGGGTGCGAGTCTTGATACTATTGAGAAGGCCAATAAGAAACTGGCAAAGGCCCTAGTAGACGCCAACGATGGTATGACGGAGTACAAAGAAGCCTTTGACAAGTTGGGCTTGAGCACCTCTGATTTATTGAAATTAACACCAGAAGAACAGTTTGCCGCTGTAAGCGAAGCTCTTGCAGGGGTTGAAAATGAAACCTTAAAAGTAGCATTAGCTCAAGACTTGTTCGGTAGGGCAGGTACTCAACTGCTACCTATGTTGGCCCAGGGGGCCGAGGGCCTTGCCGAAATGAAACAAGAAGCCCGCGACCTGGGGCTGGTGTTCAGCCAAGAAGCGGCCGACGATGCGGCAGAGTTCAACGACAATATAACCAGGTTACAGGGAGCCTTCACAGGGTTAATGAATGAAATAGCAAAGGCTTTGATGCCAGTGTTAGAAGAGCTAATGCCCGTGCTGATTGACCTGGTGAAAGCGTTGCCCATAGAGCAAATTGCCAAGTTGGTAAGCGAATTATTACCACCTCTGGTTGACCTGTTCCTTGACTTGCTGGATGCAATTCCGCTTGAAACTCTGGTGAAGTTTGTGACCAAAGCCCTGGTGCCAATAATGCAGATCCTTTCGGCGGTAATGAGCATAGCCAGCCCGCTGTTACGGTTGCTTGAACCAGTGCTTGATATACTGATGTTGATACTGGATGTGCTGGCACCAATTATAGACGCTTTATCGTGGATTATTGAAGGCGTTGGTGGCGTACTGGGTGGCGTGGTTGATTGGATAGGAGGTGCGGTTAGTGGGTTCACTGGTGATAGGAAGATGGCGGCAGGCGGCATTGTTACCGGCCCAACCAGGGCACTGATAGGCGAAGCTGGGCCCGAAGCGGTTATACCGTTGAGAGGCGGCGGCTTGGGCGACACCATAAATGTGATTGTGGAAGGGAGCGTGTGGGCACTGGAGGATTTAACTGACAGATTACGGGTGGAGTTCTTAAAGATTAAAACCGATAACACCACAACGGGGTTCTAATGGCATTACCAGTGATACAGGTCAGAGTAGCCTTTGCCAGTGACCCGTTTGATGCTGCTCCCGCATGGACTGACATAACCCATGATGTGCAAAACATTATCACAAAACGTGGGCGTCAAACGGAACTGGCCCGCATGGAAGCCGGTACCGCCACAATACGGTTAAAGAACCACCAGGGGAACTACTGGCCAAATAATGCTGCTGGTGCTTACTCCCCTAATATATTACCAGGCAAGAAGGTAAATATTAGAGCCGTATATAACGCGGTGACTTATGATTTATATACAGGCTTTGCCGCTGGGTGGCCGCCAAAGTGGTTAAGCCCAATGGGCGGGTTGAATCCGGTGGTGGATATTAAGTGTGTAGACCTTATCAAGAACCTGTCTAACTACGACCTCAATACCGTAGGCTATGCCCAGGAATTAAGCGGGGCTAGGGTGGAGAACGTGTTGGATGATATCGGCTGGCCAGCGGGCTTTCGTAATATTGATGCTGGGCAATCTACTATTAAGGCCAGCGGTGCTATAGCCGATGAAAAGGCCATGACACACTTATTCCTAGTGCAAGATAGTGAGTTAGGCATATTATACATACAGGGTGATGGCGATGTTAATTTTGAAGATAGGCACCACCGTTTGGCGGCTCCACACACTATTAGCCAAGCTATATTCGGTGACGACTTGGGCGAAAACTTTTACCACGACCTGGTGCCAGAATATGACGATGAATTTATCTTTAATGATATACGCATTACCCGTGATGGAGGCACACAGCAAACGGCCGGTGATGCGGCCAGCGTAACCGCTTATGGCTCCCGAACGTATAGTAAGACCGGCCTGCTTCTAATCACTGATTTAGTAGCGTCAGATATGGCTCACCATAGATTGCGAACTTACAAAGACCCCGCATTACGAGCCCGTGCTATTAAAGTCTTGGGGGAACGTGACCCTAGCAGATTATGGCCAAAACTATGCGGTTACGATATAAGCACTCGCATAACAGTGCGGCGTAATGAAGCCAGTATTGACGAGGATTATTTCATAGAGGGCATAAGCCACCGCATTGACGTGCAGAACGGAACCTGGGCAACTAATTGGGAATTAAGCAATGCCAGCGAAGATGTATTTTGGGCTCTGGGGATAGTGGGCCTGGGCGAACTTGGCACGGCCACTTACCTGGGCTATTGAGGTGAAATGATAACAGGCAATCTTAATTATGGGATGCCCTGGCCAGCCTTTGAACGGTTGCAAGTGATACCGGCAATGGCCAAGCGGCTTATAAAATATGCCGGCTTGAGTAACGGGCCGCCTTTAATGGCGAGGATAAACCACGGGCGGTGGGTTGTTGACTGTGAGTGCAACGGTGCCGAACTGGCGTTTGACGAAGGCATTTTTATGTGCCAATCGTGCTATAACGCTGGCACCAGGCACCAAACCCGTCTGGTTGTATTCCCAAAGAACCGCCAAGCGATTGAAACGGCTCTGTTACAGCGACCCGAACCCAACCGTAATTGGTATCCAGGTGAAACCGTTACGAAACTGTTGGCCGAGAATAAGGCCCACAAAGAGGAGTTACTATAATGGCGTGGACAGCACCAAGAACGTGGGTAGTCGGTGAACTGGTAACAGCCGCTATAATGAACACCTATATACGGGATAACCAAGCCTACCTCAACACTTGGGTACAAAATAATGTAACAGGTGTGAGGGATATTGCGAGTACCGTATTTCGGAACACGGATGAAAAACCTATATTTGTGTCAGTTAGTTGTAACTGCCGAGTAAACGATGATGGTGCTGGTGGGGCTGCAGGGCATTCTGTAGTAAGATTTCACGTTGGGCCCCTTACGCCGCCTGGGCCTTTAGTGACTGTGGCACACATTGGCATTACCCTGTCCGAAGCCGCTGGCTGGGCTGTGGCTGACCACCACATTGGGCTTTACCAAGCCTTTTTCATGGTATTGCCGCTTTACTACTACCAGGCTATAACTTCTATTGCTGGAAGTGGAGCTAATCCCACTTTGGTAAACTGGTATGAATGGAATGATGCTTAAAGGAAGTGACGATGCGTATTAAAATGAGGGTTGGTATATGGCTGATAATCTTAGCTCTGGGAGTCCCGCTTTCCGTTGCTTGTTTTGCGGGTGAATGGCAAATAGCCATAGGCATGGCGGCTATCCTGGGAACCCTGGCCAGTAAGCTCGTAGAGAGTGAGGAAAAGGGGGGATGAGCCTTGAAATAGTAGTAGCTGGGGCCGCCTTGATGGGGGTACTCTTTACTGGTGGAGGGCTTGCTTTCACTATCAGAAAGAATGGCACGTCTCAAGCCAAACGTGACAGGCAACAGGCCGTAGTCCAAGCGGCTCGTGATGCGGAGGTGGCGACAAACCAGCAGGCCATATTAGCACGGCTTGACGACAAGGATAGCGGATTGCAAGCCGTTAATATCAAGATGGCAAAACAGGCCACCCACTGTGCCACAATATCAACGGCACTAACAGAACGGGTTGCTAACCACGGCAGGGAGATTGCTGAACTAAAGGCAAAGTAACCCACCAGCGGCCACCAGGCCGACAACCTGGCGTTTTAGCGAGGGCGAGAGGGTAATACCTCTCGCCCTTGTTTTTTTGTGCCCTTTTTTAAGCCCGCCCAAAAACCACCGCAAAACTATTTTAGCGAACGGTTCCAAAATAGTCCCTTTAACCCCTTGACAAACGCAAGGGAGAGGCCTATAATTAGAGGGAAGTGAGGGAGCAGGAGGGAACCAAATAGGAATAAGCGAACCAGCCACGGGGGCAAGGCATAAGAAGCCCCCACTCCTCCAAGCCCACCGTTGTGGTAAACGGGCAACACCCAGGCACACAGGAAGTTAAGCCCAGGACACGGGGCCAGGAAGCCAGGGGAGGCACCACGGGGTTATAAGAGGCAAGTCAGAGGGGAGGCTGACCAAAGCGAATGAGAGTTTGTTAATCAATTACCAGCCCGCCAGGTTATGAGCTTGGCGGGCTGACGTTGGCGAACAAGCCAAATATTAATAGGAGGGAACTGAAATGAAACTGGTAGCAAAGTTCAATAACAAGTGGATGCTGGTAGACACGGAAGCCAAGACTTGGGAATGGGTGGAACGGGCCTCGCCTGATATAGAGGAAAAGATACTGCACGATTGCACGGTGACGGGCAAGATAGTCCAGGTAACTAATCCTGTGAGCGTAGATGCCGATGGTGAAAACATAAGGGACTACTGGAAACACCTGGGCGTTGCAGATTAAGGGAGGGAACGATTGGATATTGACAAAGAGCTAAAAGGTAAAGACCTCATATTCACAGCCCTGACGATGTTGAAGGGCAAAGAGGGTGAAGCCTGGGCCCACTACGAAACAGATGCTACGTGGTGGAGTATCCGACTATGGACTAGGAGAAATTAGTAATAAGGGGTAGTTAATTATGAAAGACTTAGCACTAGCTCAAGGGAATGTCTGGCAGATGGTATGCCGTGAGAATAGTCGTCAACTTGAAAAGTGGGGAGTGCAAGACCATGACCCTTTTCAATGGCTCGCCTTCGCTACTGAGGAACTCGGGGAATTGTCTGAGACAATAGTAGATTGGCATTTCCGTGAAGGATTGCCAGAACCAGTAATAAATGAGGCAATTCAGACAGCCACATTGTGCCTAAAGATAGCCGAAATGTTTAGTGCGACTCTTGTTGAGAATTTATCAGTAGGTAATAAGGAGTAGTTAATTATGAATAACATTAGACGTAAATCATTAAATGAAATACAAGAGAGGCTAGAGGAAATAAGTGCCGACCTTGAAATACTGCGGGATGAAGAACAGGAATATCTAGACAATATGCCCGAAGGTTTACAAAGCAGTGACAAAGCAACAAACGCCGAGAATGCCATTAGTGAATTAGATACTGCCATAGATAGCTTGGAAGAGGCTTCCAACTCATTACAAGCGGCGGTGGAGTAACCAAACAACCATCAGGTAATAAGGGGTAGTTAATTATGAGTAGGTACAGTGTAACAATCAAAGGGCTTTCCTTCTTTTATGAACTCGGTTATTACTACGCCGAGGATGCGGAAGATGCGAAGCGACAAGCATGGTCAAAACACCGCAGTTCTTTTAGGGATTGCAGTGTTAATATGCTGTCAGCCGTTCAGTCAAACTAAGTTACGGAGGTGATTATGAGCAGGAATTTATTAAGGAGGGAGCGGAGACTATGTTCAAGTATGACCAGGCAAGTTGGCAAAGCCAGGGCACCCAGGTTGACCACGCCCTGACAGCCAAAGAGGCCATAACGGCGGCGGGATTGGATTGGGGAGTGGAAACGGTGCCTATCTACACCAACAATCTCTCGGGCAAAGGGTTCAAGGTTATTGAGGGCAAGAAAGCGGTGGCCCGTGTAACCGACGGCAAGGTATTAAGCGTGCTGGGCAATGGCTATACGCCCGTGCAGAACTTGGAAGCATTCAATTTCTTTGACCAGGTGGTGGCCGACGGTAGGGCCAAGTACCATATGGCTGGGGCCTTGCAAGGTGGCAAGCGGATATGGATAATGGCCAAGATGAACGGGGGCAACGGCACTATCAGCATACAAGGCGACCCCGTGGAGAAGTACCTTTGGCTGTTCAACGGCCACGACGGTCAGTCGGCCCTAAGAATACTGTTTGCCCCCATACGATTAAAGTGTACCAACGTGCTTTTGGGTATGATGCGTCAAGGTTTCACAGCCGACACGTTTTACGCCAGGCATTCAGGAAGCATTGGCGACCGCATTTCCCAAGCCCAGGAAATATTGGGTATCAGCGTTAACTTTTACGACGACTTTGCCGTCAAGGCCAACCGCCTGGCCAACCTACAATTACCAGCGGCCGAAATGCCCAAATTGCTGGCCGCCGCTTTCGGCACCACGGGTGCCGTAAAGCCCGAGGACGTGGTTAGCCTTGACGACTTCACCGCCCGAAGCCAGAAACGTATGGTGTCCATTACTCGCCTGTTTGACGGCGAGGGCAAGGGCCTTGACGATGCGGCCATAAAACACACCAGGTGGGCCGCTTACAACGCCGTGGTGGAATACATTGACTTTGGGCGGGAGTATAAGGGCACCAACGGTGCTGACACCAGGCTCAAGAATACCATTACCAGCAAGGGTGCGGCCATCAAGGCACGTGCATGGAACTACCTGTTAACCAAATAACGCCCCGACTACCTGGGGCCCAGCGTGGTGTTGGACCCTAGCCGTGGGTGTGTTATAACACCCTTGACAAACGCAAGGGCAACGCCCATACTGTTTGAGGAGGTGAGGAATGCTTACGAAAGACATTGAAATACGCAAGCGGGCCCTGGGACTATGGTTGCAAGGCAACACGTTCACCAGGGTGGCCCAAGCTATGGGCGTAAGCCGCCAGCGGGTGCAACAGCTATTATGCCCGCCGCCCTTACTACGCCAGGTTGTCTACACCCTGGCCCGTGGCAAATGCCAGGAATGCGGCATATTGGTGGGCCGCAATGGGCACTACCACAGCGAACCAAGCGGCGACTATGACGACTTCACCAAGCCCTTGAAATTGCTTTGCCTGACGTGCCACCGCCCGAAGCACAGAGGAGGTGAGCCTATAAGCCAATAACCATGTGGAACCGTTGCAGAATAAAGTATTGGAGGGAACGTATTGAACGAGTTAAAAAGCACAGAGGATGGTGGCCCATCTTGCTTCATATGCGAGGAAATTAACACCCACCTGAAAGCCGCCAAAGAGACACGTAAAAGGATAGACGAGTTAATGCGAGACCACCCGAAATGCTACTATTGTGGTGGCCTATTCGGCGGGAAACACCTTGAAAAACCACACCACATTGAGGAAACAGACCAAGACGTTTGTAGCGTTTGTTTCAGTAGTTACACAAAATACGGACTATATGGAGAATGTGGGCTTATAACGAGGAATATGTTCACTAAATCAAGCGGGGGGAGGGGGAGGAAAAGAAAGAAAGTAAAGGGAGGGAAACCATGCCGAAATACGGCACAGATTACACTAAGTCAGCCATAAACCTCACTAGCACGCTTGAGGTGCGTGACCTTTTACTAGTCTGGGGCAAAGCCAAAGATGTCTACCTCAATGCCCACGCCATACTTGAGGCCATAACAGACAAGATACCCGAAGCATTAGCCGTAAACGAAGCGTTTGAGGCTATGGACAAGGCCCACGGCAACGTTAAGGCGGCTATTGACCGTGCTGGCGGCTTACAAGACATTCCCGATGGGCTTTACGCCCTCAAGCTAGGCCGCATCAGCATCAGCTACGACCCCAGCATGAATTTATAGCCTATGGTTGGTTCCATGGTAAGTATTGGGATGGAGACAGAGCCAAAGTCCGCACCGAAATGCCTACGTTTGCCGATGCCGTTATAACAGAAACGGTTAACAGCACCAAGATGTCCGGCCTAATCAAGGGCGGGCTCGTCACCGAGGCCGAGGTGGAACGGGTAATAATCCGTACCGCCCTGGCCCCAGCCTACATTATAGATGTAGTGCCGCCGCCATCACCGCCACCTGCACCCGACCCATCAACAGATACAGGAGGGAACCGACGCCACTTACTTGATTATCTGGCAGACCAAATCAACGAGTCTTAAATAGAGGAGGGAACCGAATAATGTCACCTATCAAAGGGCTTACAGAAAGAAGGAGATTGCCACGGATTGGCAAGATACACCTGGGTGTGCGGGTGAAGCAAGAGGGCAAGGCTGAATACCCCAAAGCCACCGACTACCTGGTGTTTGACCCCACACACCCACAGTACGACGAACTGGTGGCCGCCTACGGGGAGAAGCCCACCGAGTTAAAGGTTATATTTCCGCTAGACGACCCCGAGAAGTTTGCCAGCCAGTATTACCGCTTATACAGCCGTTCCCGTGGCTTGGTTTGCAAGGGTGACGGCGAAACCGCTATGCGGATGATTGACACCGCTACTGGTGCCCTGGCCAACCGTGACAGTAAAGAGGTTGTGAACCGTGAAGTGGTTTGCCCTGGCCGCGAGTGCCTTGAGTACGGGCGGCGTGGCTGTGGTGAGGTTATGAACCTACAATTCTTATTACCAGAGGTCAGCGGCTTTGGCGTGTGGCAGATTGACACGGGAAGTATCAACAGCATCTTGAACGTCAACAACGCCCTTGACCTGGTGAAACAAATATACGGGCGTGTGAGCATGGTGCCGCTGGTGCTTGCCCTGGAACCCAAAGAGGTAACGAACCCCGACGACGGCAAAAAGAAAACGGTGCGGGTGCTCAACATCAGAAGCCAGGACAATATGCTGGAAGCGTTCCGCAAGGGCCAGCTACCACCCATGGAACTTGTTGAGGGTATGGCTGGGTACACTGATGCGGAATTACCCGAAGCCGACACGGCACCGTTTATAGACTTGCCCACCGTCAATGAAGCCGAGGACGAACTGTGGCCGGAGGATAATCCCACAACCACAACAGCGGTTGCCAAAGCGTCAACAGGGCCCGCCACCGCCGAAAGTAAGGCGGCCACCCAGGACGCCCCGCCCACGGGCCCCACAACCACGGTGTTACCCGATTTAAGAACGCCTTTTCCACCCGATGCAAAGGGCGGCGACATTGTGGTAATTAAAGACACGGGCACACGTTATGAATACCATGTTGGGGAGGGCGACAAAGCCGCCCCGGGGGGGTGGGTTGAAGCCCCTGGTGCAACCGTTCCAAGCAACATGGGCGAGTTTTTCGCCTACTTGCAAAACAAGGGCAAAAGCTACGGGCCAACCTGGTTTTACAAACACTTCAGCGACTACAACGCTACCAATATGAAAGAAGCCGCCACGGTGGGCAAAGCGTACGCCGAGGTAAAGACCATGATGGGCTGGTGAGAATTTGAGCTTGCTGGTGAAAGGGTGCGTACCACTGGCATTTAAGCTAGGCAGCGACCTGAATGGAGATTGGAGTAGCTAACCAATCTAGGCTGGAGAAGCTAAGTAGCCAGCAAGAGTACCAGCTACCGCGAGGTAGAACCCTAGCTGGTACGGGAAGTGGGGTCGGGAGTTAGTGCTTATATGATACCATTATGGTATCTAAGACGCATCTCATTAAGAGACTCGTTTGGGTAAGACCAGCCCCACTTCCCACTAATAACGAGGAGGGAACCAATGGTAAGGCCGTTTGAACTAGACGAAAAGGTAATCCGAAAACGCCGCCGCTACCAGGCTTCTAACTATACAAAAGGAAGGCCCCGTAATGCCTAGAATACGACAGGTGAAACCACAGTTTTGGCTTGACGAAAACCTTGCCGGATTGCCCCGTGATTGCCGCTTACTTTATATTGGCCTCTGGAACCTGGCTGATGATTACGGGGTGTTTGAATGGCGACCTGCCCGCATACAGGTGCAACTATTCCCCTGGGATGCTGACCTTAAAAACGGTGAGATATTGGAATGGTTAAACCTACTGTGCGGCACCAGTGACCTCATATACTTTGAGGCAGATGGCAAGCCCTATGGCTTTATCCGTTCCTTTTGTGAACACCAAGTTATCAAAAAACCGAGCCACTGGCGGTACGCCATACCACCAGTGGGGAACCAGTTACCCACTACTACCCCACCAGTTCCCCTAGGTAGTAGGGTATTAGGTAGTAAGGAACAAGGTAGTAGGGTAGTAAGCGGCGACCTGGAACCGTCTTTTGTAAAGTATCTACACGAACTGTCCAGCCGTTACCCTACATTAAACATTGATGCGTGCTGGCTTGATTGCCAAACTTGGTATATAGATAAAGGCAAGGTAATGAGCAACGCCAAGATGTGCCTCAATAACTGGTGCAAAAAAGAACTGGAAATTGGGCGGCCCAATAAACAGAACGGGCCCAAACCGTTGCCCACGGCCCAGGAACTCAAGGAGGGTTGGAAATGACTACATTAAGGGAACAGGTAGGAACGACACTTTTGCAGTATATGTTAGCCATTCATGCGGAGTTAATACATAGCCATGATGATGTTTTTCTAACTGACCAAATCATCTCCACTATCAAGGAAGAGATTGAGGGGTGCTTGCTAACACAAAAGGAAGTCGTAGAGGCAAGTGAAGAATACACCGCTGAGAGCCGAGCTTTATGGGACAGCTCTCTAGATAGGTTTTCAAAAGTAGACAAGGCATTTCAATTAACCTCTCCACAACTAAGGGTAGCCCAAGCCCAACTCAAGGCAATACTGGATAAACTGGAGGAGAAATGAACGGATGCGAGGGGCCCGAATATGAACGGGTAAACGCCTTGAACGCCAAGTTTTACCGCCTGGCCAAGTTCAGTGGTATGCCGCTGGCCACGGGCGACACACAGACATTAATTACATTCATACCAAGCAAAGGCACCGAGGAAGCGTATAACGCCGCCCTGGCGTTTGTGGCCGTTGAGAATGGAACGCCAATACGTGAGCACCACTTCCTTACCTTTATAGGTGAGCCAGGCCGTGGCAAAACCCACCTGGCCATGGGTATAGGCTGGCATTGGATAGGCCACGGAATTGGAACCGTTAAGTATTGGCACGTAAGCGAATTGCTGGATGCTATACGGGCCGAATACGACCACCCACCATTGACCAGGGGGGGGTTCCCCATGATTGGGGCATTTGAACTGGCAAAAGGGTGTGGCCTACTGATACTTGACGACCTAGGCGTGGAAAAAAGCACCGGATGGGCCATTGATAAGCTGGACACACTGGTAAACCACCGCTGGCTTGAGGAATTACCCACCATATTTACCACCAACATGACCGCAATGCAATTACAGCCCCGTTTGCGGAGCCGTATAAAAGAGGGCGTAACCGTTACACTTGACGGCATTGATTACCGAGCCTACAAGGCCAAGATACGGCAAGGGCTATGAACAGGTTTTTGGAACAGCTACCGCCCGATGCCCTTGAGGAATGTTTAGCCAACGACCCCGTGTATCAAAATATTGGCT